TGGGGCGCTTGAGGAACTGTCCAGCACCTCGCGTGGCATCCAAGAGATCGGCATGCGCCGTCTGATGGGGGCCATGACCACCGTTGGCACTGTCGGTCCAGCGCTCTCGAAACTAGCCTATCAGACCAGTGGTGTGTCAGAAGACGAGATGCAGGCCTACCAGCGGGCTCTCGCCCCAGAGTGGGAGCGTAACGCCCGCCTCATCCCCACAGGCAGGCATGAGGACGGTACGCCGCAGTACGTTAACTTCAGCTACTCCAACCCGTACGACATGATCACCAGGGTATTCAACGCTGCCATCAACCGGCACGAGAGCGACCGGCTTATTGGGCTGTCGCCAGCAGAAACGGTATTCAACGCGTTCTCTGAATCCCTGTCCGAGTTCGTGGCTCCGTTCACGGAAGAGTCGATCATGACCGCGGCGCTACGTGACGTCTTGGATCCGAACTCCCAGGTTCCGGTGGTTCGTCAGTTGGCGCAACTTGCTGGTGGCCGTGGTGGTCAAACCATCACTGGTGCGCAGGTGTACAGCGAGCAGGACAGTGCCGGGGACCGCGCTGCGAAAAGCTTCGCACACGTTCTCGACGCCCTTCTCCCGCCGGTCCTGCCGGTGAATGTGCGCAGCGGTGAGTTCGAGCCAAGCCGGTTCGGACGCGCCGTGGTGAACGCCCTCGACCTGAACGAGGCGCTGGGAATTGATGAGCGGGACGCGCAAGGGATCGAGCGGGATCTGAGTGCCGAACTGGCCCGGGCCTTCTCTGGCATCACCGAGTCCGAGAGCCAAGCTTCTCTCGGCCTGCGCTACCGCGCCTTCGAGTTCGCCGCCGCACGGACTGCGAGCAGCAACATCTTCAACCGCACAGCGAGCCGCCCGAACGCCCGGGCCGAGGATCTTCTCGACGCATTCGTCTCTGCGGACCAAGCGCGGTACCGCGCCTTCAATCGGTTCTACCGGGTGGTCGAAGACCTTCGTGCCTTCGGCATGTCCGAGCGGGACATCCGCAGGGTTCTTGAGCGGGCCCATGTGACCGGCATCGGCCAGCTGCTTCGCGGGCGCTATGATCCGCTGGACATCGGCCGAACCGCCGTGCAGCGACTTCGTGAGAACGGCATCGTGGACCGGCTGCCGCGGGCAGAGATCAACGCCTACCGGCAGTCTCGGCGCAACATCGGGTTCGGTATTCTGGAAGAGACTGAGGAGGCCCCGGCCCCAGCGGCGGCTGCGCAGCCTCAAGCCGCTGCACCTCAGATGCAAGTAGGGGCGGCAAGCGCCGCCCCCGTCATCGCTCCAGCGCCAGCGCCCGCGGTCCCACAGTCTCCGCTGACACCGGCGAATAGTGCACCTCCGCCGCTTGAGCTGCTTGGGTCGAACCCGATCGAAGCTCTCCAGAACCTGGAGATTGCACAGCGCAGATAGCGTTAAGCATCGATCTCGTAGACCACTTCCACTCCGTTCCCGCCGAACAGGATGACGACGTCGTCTACGAGATCCTTCGCCTCGTCGAAGACCTCAGGGTCGCCGTATCCGTCAGCTAAGTTGAGCAGTGCATGGACCATCTGGAGAAACCCCTCCAGCTGGTCTTCGTGCATGTCCTTGAACCCAAGCGTTTTCAGGTTGTCGTGATCGTTCATCCGACCTCTCCCCAGTTATCGCCCAACTCGGCATCCACCTTGGAGGGCACCTTCAGTTCAATCCCATGTTCCATGATTTCTTGCACCCTGTCAGCCATTTTCTGATCGGGTACCGAGAAGCATAGTTCGTCGTGAACTGTGAGCAGGGGCACTAGACCCTCGGACATGCAGTCTGCCATCGCCTTCTTCGTCTGGTCGGCCGCCGAACCTTGGATCAGCCGGTTCAGCGCCTTGTAGGTGTAAGCGCGCCGGATGCCACTTAGGCCGCCGTACTCCTTTTGCGCTTCCTCAAAAGGCTTCGGAGGCTTGCCCATCTCGAAAGACCGAGGCTCCCACAGGTGGAAGTGGCAAAGCCTGCCAAGCAGCGTTCTGATCTGCCCATTCTTCTCCGCCTGCTTGGAGGCGATGTCCGCAAGCTGCTTCACGAACGGGACCTTGCTGCGGTGGGTTTCGAGAAGACCCTTCGCCTCTCCTACGCTGACGTCCAGCTGACCAGCCAGCTTTGCCGCGCCCATGCCGTACATGATGCCAAGGTTCACGGTCTTCGCCTCCTTGCGGGAGATCCCAGCAATGTCAGCAACCATCTGGTGCAGGTCGACGTCAGAGCGATTGTACTCCTCGACGATCGTGTCGACGACAGGGTGCCGCCTGTTGTCGCTGAGGCTGGCGGCGAAGTGCACCAAGAGCCGCGGTTCTTGGGACGAGTAGTCGAACGACCCCCACTTCTCGCCATGCTCAGGGACAAACAGCCCTCGGATCATGGCTTTGATCTCGGGATCGCGAGCTGGGATTTGCTGCAGGTTTGGAGCGCTAGAACTGAACCTGCCAGTCACCGTCCCACCGTCGTCGCTTCGCAGCTGGTGGAATTCCGTGTGGATGCGGCCGTTGTGCTCATGCCTGAGGATCGAGTCGATGAACGTGCTGTCAGCCTTGTCGAACTCCCTGAGCTTCACCAGCGCCCGCGCAACCTCGTGCTCGTTTGCATTGAGGAAGGCTTTCGTGAACGATGGCGCACCGGCCTCGGTCCGCGGGTATGCGATACCGAGTGCATCGAACACCTGCTTCACCGACTCGCTGGCCCAAGGTTCAATGTCCACGCCACTCTTGTCTTTGATGAAGGCCTTCAGATCTCGGACCTTGGTCCTCAGGGCACCCCGAACCTGCTCCGCCTTGGACAGATCCACGGCAACGCCCTTTGCGCGCATCTTCACCATGAGGGGGATGAGCGACGTTTCAAGCTGGAAGATGCTGTTGAGGTCCTGCTTGGTGATCTCGATCTTGAACCTCTCCCACAGCTTCAGGGTCATGATGGCGTCCTGCTCGGCGTAGGGGCCGACGAACTTGGCCGGGAGGATCCACATGTCCGCCTTGGGGTCGATGCCCCAGTCCCGGGCGGCCGCGCGCAGCAGCTTCTCGCTCTTGCCCATGGCGATGTAGTCCCTGCCCAAGTTGTTCAGGGAGTAGGAGAACCGGTTCTCGTCAATCAGCGGGGCGGCAATCATGGTGTCGATGATCGGACCTTGGATCTCGACACCCTCTGCCAGAAGCCAGCCAGCGTCGTACGTGGCGTTGTGCATGACCTTGGTCATGTGTGGTGTAGCGAGCTGCTTCTGCAGCCAGCGCAGCGTGATCTTCGGGTCCAGGTTGTTGCCGTTCTTGTGGCGGATCGGGAAGTACCAGTACTTCTCTCCGCCCTCCGCTGCGATAGCGATGCCAACGATGAACCCATCCTTGCGGGCCCAGCCAGGACCTAGCTTGGTCAGGTTGGGGTCGCAGGTTTCGAGGTCGATCGAGATCTCGTTGTACCGGGTAAGGTCAGGATACTCCGTCGGGATGTTCCAGTCCGGGTCAAGGTACTCGGCATCCATCCTCTCCAAGAAGGAGACTGTGCTTTTGTCTGACCTGTCTCTAGCCATCCTGCTCAAACTCCCCGCCGAGTGCAGAGTAGCCGCACTTGTCTATCCAGCTGTCCTCGTGGTCGATGGTTTCCAGCAGCCGACATGTCTTCACCCAGTCCATCATCAGCGCTACATGCTTGGCAGTAACCCGGCCGTGGCTGTCTTGAGCCTCTCTGATGATCATGTTCCAGCCGTGGGCGATGCGCTCGAAGTTATGCTTCGCATCCCCGTAGTCCTTGGCCCGGTCCCCGGAGATCAGGGACCCCGCCTTGTCTAGTATCTCTTGTCGTTTCATAGTTCGTACCTGTACTTCTCGTTGTAGCCGGGATCGATGATGTGCAGGGTCTTGCGAGCGCGCGTGACCCCAACGTAGAAGGCTCGATGTTCGTCGTCCTCTGGTGACTTGTTGACACATGCGTAAGTGGACCCAAGGTACACGGCGCAGTTGTCGTCTTCCCCGCCCTTCATAGCATGGAATGTTGACAGCTTGATCCGCGGCGGCTTGGTTATGTCTTCCCCGCTTTGCTCTACCGCGGTGACGTAGCTCCGGATGTCGTCCCCAAGTCCGAGGACATCGAACTCGTCTCTCTCATCGAACCGCATGGCTGGGCGCATGCCGTAGCTGTTGATCATGTCGTCCTTCGTGATGGGCTGCTCCGGGTCCGCAGTCTCCAAGAGTTTCTTGGCACCTCGGGAGAGGACTGCCTTGTCACCCTGCTTTGGCAGCAGATCGTACAGTCTCTTCGTGTCCGAAAGAGAGATGGCCCCACCGTTGGATAGGTGCCTCCACGTCAGGATACCGAAGACCTTAGACTCCTGGATAGGAGGATACCCTTTCACGCTGAAGTAGTACCCCAGGTCCTTCAGTGCGTCCGCGAACTTCGAGACGATCATGTTGGTCCTCGCCATGATGGTCCAAGAACCACACTCCAAGGGCAGCGTGTCGAGGTTGTAGTGATAGTCCACTGACCCCTTCTCCTCCATCGGGGCGTAGTCCTTCGGCACCCGGTCCGAGATCCTGTGCACGATGTGGTTCGCGACGTTGAACACGGCCTCCGGTAGGCGGTACGACTGGGTCAGGATGAGTTGGTCCTCGCCAAACTCAATGAAGTCCTTGGACCTTGCACCTGCCCAAGCGTGGATGCACTGGTCGTCGTCCCCGGCCGTAATCGTACGGGCCGCGTAGTCGGAGATCTTCTTGACCATCTCGAACTGCAGGGGCGTAAGGTCCTGTGCCTCGTCGACAATGAACAGGTCGAGAGTCGGTGGGTCAACGACATGGACGTACTGTTCGATCATGTCCACGAAGTCGATCTTGGAGTTGGCTGACTTGTACTCGGCTAGCTGCTCTTGGATCTGCTGTGCCTTCGAGAGGTGCAGGTCGTAGGTGTCGTGCTCTTTCCACTCCTCCTCGAGCGTCACCATCCGGTACCGGGCCCGGTCAATGATGGCGAGGTACCTTGAGCCGCGCTTCATGTCCACCGGGATGGGGATGCCGTCCTCCGGCTGGACGTTCACAGTCATCACCTCGCCGACGAGCATGCCCACCTCCTTGTAGTCGGCAGTAGTCAGGACGTCTTCTTTGCGCAGGCCAAGGGCTGCGAAAGCCATGGAGTGCAGGGTCCTCCAGAAGATCATCTGCTTGTCGGAAAGTCCAAACCGCGTCTGGGCTCGGTCCTTACCTTCCGCAACAGCTTTCCTGGAGAATGAGACGAAACCTATGCGGGATGGATCGGTCCCTTGGCCGAGGGCCTCCTCGATCTTTCGCATCAAGGTTTCTGTCTTCCCTGTGCCCGGGGGTCCAAAGATCTTCAGTACTGAATTCATTGCGCTTCTCCTAGAATGGGATGTCGTCTTCAAGTTTCGTGACCTCTAGGTCTATGTCGTCTGCCTTCACCGCTTCCTCCGGCACCCACCAGACGCGCACGTTCTTCCACTCCCCGTGCGAGTTCTTGTATTTCTGTGGGCCGTTGCACTCGGCCCCGCCGTTCAACCGCTTCAGCTCGTCTTGGATCTTTGCTCTGTGGGAATACTCCGTGAACTGGCGGTTCTTCATGAACTGGATCAGGCCATCCATGCGGAACTTGTACCGGCCGCGATCAAGCCACGGCTTGTTGGTCAGGAGTTCTGCAGCCTCTCGAGCCTGAGCACTCCCGGTGCAATACTGCCTGAGCACCTCCTCGAACTGACCCCTGATAGTGAGTTCCTTCGGAACCTCCACGTAGATCGCCTCGCGCAGCAGGCCGTTGATCAAGGACGTCCACTCCGGCGCCTTCATGCTCAGCGGGTAGAAGTTGATCTGGGCAATGCACGCCCGGTGAAACTGCGTCTGGTTCTGCAGCGCGTCGACGGTCAGCTCGACCCGCTTCCCGTTGACGTCCATGAAGTAGTACGGCGGCTCCGACTGGATGACCGTGAGGCCACCAACCTTGGCGACGTCATCTGGGTTCCGGCCCAGTTCGCATGCTGCGCGGTCACAGTAGCTCGCGAAGGGCTCCTGCTTGCACGGCGGACCGTAATCCTTCTTCGCCACAGACCCCTGCACTGACACCACTTCCTTGGCCGGAAGAGGCGTGGCGAAGATCGTCCTGTTTAACTCCTCGAGGGCGTCTTCCCAGTCTTCTTGGACCTTGGTCTTCGCCCAGAAGCCAGCCATGAACAGGCTCTTGTTGCGATCGGTAGAGATCGGCCCGAACCGCATCATGTTCTTCATGCAGGGCGGCAGCCAGTCCGGGTACCCACGATCCTCAGGGGCCTTGACAGCCTCGAACTTGGACAGGTGGCATCGCGCAGCATCCACCGCATCAAGGAACTGATCGAGGCTCATGCCCTCGCCGTTCTCGTCGAGGCAGTAGCGGGTCGTGAACTCCGCGTTGTGGTACGGCATGTTGATGAAGTTGCCGAGATCACCGCGCTCATGCAGCAGTTCGTCCTGCTTAGGGAAGATCTCGCATCCAGCAAAGCCCAGGACGATCGCAGCCTCTGACAGGTACTCCCGCAGCAGTTTGGCCGGAACCTTGTCCTGCAGGAAGACGAAGAGATGGGCGCCCCCAGACTTCGACCGGCAGGTCAGGAAGGGCATGTTCAATGACCGAACACGCTGGTTCAGCTCGACAAGGTCCAAGTCATACGTGTCAATGTCGAGAGCGCCGAACGAGCACTCGTTGTTCCCGTCGATCGGAATAGACCCAATGCCCTGGCGGCCGTCGATGTGCGCCTGCACCATAGCCTCAGTCATCTGGCCGCGCTTGACGAAACTCTTCGCCTCGGCCTTCCCGTTCTTCCCGATCGAACCTACTGTTGTTTCGCCGTAGGCATTGCTCGACCCCTCGAACGCAGCCAACAGCCTACTAGCTTGTGTCATGTATCGCTCCCACGAAGATTGGTCGGGCGGCGACGTGAGCCCTTAGCCGCCGCCCGAAGCTGCTTAGAACGGAATGTCGTCGTCGTGAGAGTGGGAGCCTCCTCCGACGTCCTGTTCCTCCGGAGCAGCTTTCACTTCGCCAGCCATGATGGACTGGCGGAAGGCCTTGGCCTCTTGGTACAGAGACGGATCCTCTACAAGGCCGAGTCGCTCGACTTGCCAGTTGGACCACGAACCTTGGTCATTGGACTCTTCGACAGAGTAAAGGCGCCACAGAGTGCCGTAGACCGGAGGCGTTACCATCTTGCCCGTCGCAGGATGCTTGATCTTCTGCATCGCGATCTGCGTCTTCCAGCGGCGGCTGACCTTCAGCTGGGTGGACTTCATGTCGATGACCACAGGCTGGGCCATGCCATGCTCGTCGACGACCAGGCAGAAGTGCTGGTCACTCTTCACCAGCTCGTTGCCGTTCGGCAGGATCTCCTTGGAGCCAGCCCGAGTGGTCTGCTGGATGATCGGGTCGTTCGGGGCGATCTCGCCACGGAACCCGCCGCCCATGTCGCGGGGCGTGAACTCCAGATACTTGGTGACCTGAAAGCACGGGACGACAACAATGCCGTTCTCCCCGTCCCAGTACTGGCCGGTCACGTTGTTGAACGCATCCCCCGACGAAGCACCCTCGATGTACTCGGGCTTCTTCTTGTTAAGCTGAGGGCTCAGTGCCTGCAGCAGACGCACAAACGGGATCTGCATCTCGCTGCTGTCGAAGGCAGCGCCATCTCCAGCGTCGTCGAAGATGTTGTTGATCACGTCCGTAGACAGTACGCTGTCTTTGGTTTCGGTAACTGCGGTAGACATCACTTCCTCCGAATCTCTGCGGTGTTCGAAATGAACGCCCCGAACATGTCGAGGTCGATCGGCTTGCCGTTCTCCACGCGCTCGCGGACAAAGGCCTTCAGCGTCATGGGGTGGATGGCTGTTTTGGTTACGGGGTCGAGCCCATGCTCCCGAAGCATGGCGACAGTGTCCCCAGCCACGTTGTCCTCGCCCTTCCCGAAGGACAGGGTGACATCGTTCTTGATGATGTCGTCTAGGTTGTTGTCCCGAAGCCAGTCGAAAGCCTCCTGCTTCCGGTCGGCCGGGATCGACGCATGCACCAGAAGCTTGCGGGCAACCGTAACACCGTCCACGTCGAGACGCTCAACACCCATCTGGTCCATGAGCTGCGGGATCTGTTCGGTGGAAAGCTTGTGCTTCTGCTGCTTCAGAGACTTGAGGTGCGCTTCCGCATCCTCGATCTCTTTCTCCGTGATCCGGAGTTGCCTGACGAGAGACGAAAGGTTCTTCCCAACGTCGGCGTTGATGTCAGACAAGGCCTCTGCCTCGTTC